GGTTGGGGGGTGAGGGGGCTCTGAAGCCCCCCTTCCCCCCGCGAAGCGGGGGGGAGGGGGGTTGGGGGGTGAGGGGGTTCGTCTGAGCTGGGGAGCAACCTAGAGTCACACCTAAGTGATAGTAAAATAAATCGATTTATAAACCCATTACAATAAACAACTTAGGGGGGTAGGTGTAAATGTCTTGATAACGGCGGCTTTAGCCATCCAAAAGCAACTGAATGGCGTGTTTAACCATCAACCAACTTTTCTAAACAAATCCCTTGACGGAACAGCATCGTGTGGTAGGGTGGGAGTCGCCAGTTGTTCATTGTGTCGCTCTTCTACCGGACTAGATTAGTCACCTAGTCCACGGCCCTCACCCTGCGTAGCGGGGTGAGGGTTTCTTTTTGTCAGGGTAGAAGGGTTTGATACGGTGGGTGGTGACCTGCGCAAGGCAGCACTCAACGGTTCTGGCGGAGGGCCTGACGGACAGCACCAGCCCTCCTTAATAGGCTCCCTTTGGGAGTGAACCGCCGAACAACCCGTGGGCAATGGCCTACCAGCACGGGCGGCAGCATACCGGAAACCTCGTCTCTCGGCAGACAGCGTCTGGATGTTTCACCCAGCAATGGGTGAACTGTGCACCCGTGTTCCTGCATCAGCACCAGCGTATTGGATGACGGGAATAATGCCCTGTTTTTTCAACAAGAAATTACGTAAAGCACATCCAAGGAGGGTCTTGCCCACCTCTCAAAAATAAATCTTTTATTTTTGGGGAAATGGTGTACGGTGGTGGGGATGAGCAACAACACTACCAGCAAGAGCCGGAATGACGACATCGAGTGCGTCATAGAACTGATGGTCCGTACCGAGGTGATCCTCGACGGAATCCTGTCCACGTTTGAATTGGAGCCCACCTGCAAGGAGCAGGAGGATGCTGTTCTGCACGCCAAGGAGCTCTATGCCGAGCTGCGGCGCACCCGGGAGGCCGCTGGCTTCTCGATGGAGGTGAAGGGCGGCAACATTATGGTGAGCAGCAAGCCCACTGGCACCAACTAACACTTCTCCCCGTAATGGGGAGCCAAAACCAAAACACATATGCCTACCGTTAAAGCTGACAGTGGTAAGTCCATCGAGCCGGTGCCCGCTGGGGTGCATCAGGCCGTCTGTTATGGGGTGATTGATCTGGGGACACAGGACCCGGGCAACCCCCAATACCGAGCCGCCCGCAAGGTGATGATCTGCTGGGAGCTGCCCCACGAGACCATCTCCACCGAGGATGGTCCCAAGCCGCGCATCATCTCCTCTGAGTATACGATGAGCATTGGCAAGAAGGCCACGCTCCGTGGGGTGCTGGAGAGCTGGCGTGGGCGGCCCTTCACCAACGAGGAGCTGGCTGGGTTTGACCTGAAGAACATCATCGGGGCCAACTGCCTGCTGAACATCGTGCACAAGCCCGGGAAGGCCGATCCGTCCCGCATCTATGCCCGCATTCAGGGGGTGATGCCGCTCACCAAGGGGATGGGTCCTGTACGTCCCTCGATGGACACGGTGGTATTCGACATTCCCGAATCGGGAACGATTGTGGTGCCGGATGTGGTGCCTGAATGGATTCGTTCCAAAATCGATGCGTCGGACGAGGCCAAGAGCCGCAGCAACAGCCGGGTGACGCAGGCGGAGACGGTGGCGGCTGACGCCTCCGGGGCCGACGACGCCCCCTTCTAAGGAGAGCTTCCCCTTGCGCACGCTCCTGTCCATCCTCCTCCTTTCAACAGCTTGTTCAGCTGCGCCTAGTGCGGCGTTCTGGGTTGCGCTGCATCGGGTGGAGAGTGGAGGGAGGCTGGGGCGTGTGTCTTGGGGGGAGTATCGTGGGCCGCTGCAAATCAGCAGGGCCTACTGGCAGGACAGTGGTGTGGGTGGCAGCTGGTCGGATTGCGACGACTTAGAGAAGGCCAAGAAAGTGGTGGAGGGGTATATGTTGCGTTACGTCCCGAGGGCGTGGGCGCTGGGGGATGTGCAGACGCTGGCGCGGGTGCACAAGGGTGGTCCGAGGGGCCACAAGAGCGAAGAGACGCTGGCCTACGGGAGGCGTGTCGAAATGATTGCGTATGAACACAATAAACAAACTGCTAGCGTGCTTTGGGGTAAAGCTGGTGTCCAATAAGGACTGCCATTCCATCGTGGAGAGACAGGAGTGGGCAGAGCGGGAGAAGGAACTGCTCCGCAAGATTCACAACCACCGCTGCCTCGCCAACTACCACCGCAAGAAGGCTTCGCGGGTGGACAACGCCATCGAAGAGGCTTCCTAACTAGGAAGCTGCACTAACGACTTAGCTTCCTAGTCAAATGAGTGACACAATAATTGATCTGGCAATGGCCTCCGTGGCCTTCGTCTTTCTGGCCTTTGGCTTCTTCTACGCTGGCCGCTGGGTGGGGCAGCGTGAGGTGGAGCAGCAGGCGGTGAGGCACAACGCGGCGGTGTGGCTGGTGGACGACAAGGGCGACACCCGTCTGGAATGGAGGGTGAGGCCGTGAGTGACGCCACAGAACAAAAACTCCTAGCCGCGTGCGTAGACTATAGAGCCAAGCTGGACAAGCTGGAGGCCGAGAACGCCGAGCTGCGGGAGCGGTTGCACGTTGCTGACTCCGAGATCGACCAATGGGCAGCACGCTGTGCCGCCGCCATCTGGATGTTGCCCGAAACGGTAAAAGGAGGCCAGTTACGCGAGGCGCAAGACAAGTTTAACCGGATGCTGCACGCCGCCCGAAAGGAGGCGCAGCCGTGAGCGACACACCTAGTTCCCAGCCATTGCCGAGGCCCTGAAGGAAGCCACCTAACGTCCGATACATCGGACACTAACCAGCCTTAACGTCCAATCTATCAGACACTATGAAGGGTGTTCTTGAATTCAACCTGCCCGAGGAGGAGCGTGATTTCCACCAAGCCTCGCGGGCAGCAATGATGGCGCAGGTGATTGGCGACATCGATTCCTACCTGCGCAACCACCTGAAATACGGGCCAGCGCAGAACATCACCAGCGCCGACGAACTAGCCCAATGGCTGCGCACCGAGTACACGGTGCCAACCCTCAACCAAATCGATCCCAATGCCTAGAAAATACCGCAAATTGAACACGCCCGAGATGGCGGCATCCATTGACCGGATGCTGGCCGAAGGCCACCGTGCCCTGCACATCGCGCAGGAGCTGCGGGTGGACCCGAAGATGGTTGGCGAGAGGGCCAACCGGAAGGGCTACCTTCTGGCCTACGTCAATAAGGAGGAGCACGCTGCCATTCTTGCCGCCCGCAAGGCTAGGCCAGAGCCCGAGCCGATGATTGGCTGGCCCAAGGCGCTGGTGAAGGAGCCAGAGCCGCTGAGGATTGCCCTGCCATAGTCATCCAAAATAATAGGAAAAACTCTTGCAAAGCGGGCATCAATGGTAGACACCTGACGACGACATATGAGCGAACACTGGTACACGAGAGACGGGAAACCGTCCCACACCCGCACGACCAAGACCGGCACCACCCGCGCCACCACGCTGCGTGATGCCCGTCTGGAACGACTGCTGCCCTCCGTGAGCAGCATCCTGAACGAGGCAGCGGCTCCTGAGCTCGACCGCTGGAAGGCCAACAAAATCATCGAGGCTTGCTACGACAGCGGCGATCCACTGGCGGTGGCTCCGACGCTGTCGGAGTATGCCGCCATCATTCGGGAGAGGGCCGACAAGGAGATGGAGCAGGCCCAGATATTTGGCACGGCCTTCCACAAGGCGATGGAGGGAGAGGTTCCGATTGGGATGGAGCTTCTGGTAGAGGCCACACACAAGGCTTTGTATGGCCTCAAGGCCAATGGTCTGGAGGTGCACGAGCAGGAGGTGGCGGTGGTGAACAGGGCGCTTGGCTACGCTGGCACCACCGACTGTGCCTTCAGCGAGGGCAGGGCGTTGGGCATCCTCGACTACAAAACCTGCAAGTCTGAGAAGGACGAGCCGGTCCCGTTCAAGCGCAACCATTGCGCCCAGATCGCCGCCTACATTATGGCGAAATACAACCCCGGCACCCTTGTGTGGTGGGGGGATGAGAAGGTGGGCCTCAACATCTACGTCAGCAAGACCGAGCCGGGGCGGGTGGATGTCGTGCGCTACACCAACCAGCAGCTTGAGGAATCGTGGCACTGGTTCAATGCGTGCCGCCTCCTGTGGCGTCTGCGTCGTGACTACGATCCCCGGGAGGTGACGTCGTGAGCGCCCCGGAATTGCCCCATTCTGAGGAGGGGGAGCGCATCATCCTCTCCTGCATCCTGCTGGATGGCCCGGGCTCGCTGGCCAAGGCGATTGACGGCAAGATTGATGAGGAGGTGTTCTACGTCCCGCATCACCGCCGCCTCTGGCGGGCCATCCAATGGCAGCATAAGAACAGCCAGCCGCTGGAGCTCTACGCCCTTGTGGAGGAGCTGAAGAAGGTGAACAAGCTGCACGAGGTGGGCGGGATGGCTGGGCTGGTGGAAATGACGCAGGCTGCTTGCACCACGGCCCAGTTGCCCCATTGGATTGATGTTGTCCGGCAGCACTACGTGATGCGTGAGCTTCACGCCACTTGCTCCCGGATGGCGGAGAAGACGCTGGCCCACAGCGGCTCCATCGATGGCTTCGTGATGGAGGTGAACAACCTCCTCACCAAGCACCACGAGGGCCAGAAGCAGGAGACCCTGAGTGATGCCGCCGACTCCGCTATTCAGCTAGTGGAGCGGGTGCAGGCTGGCACCTACACGGACAAGGACATCGGGATGAGCTTCCCTTGGCCCGACTGGGACCGGCGCTTCGGGCTGGCTAAGCCGGGTGAGCTCATCATCATCTCCGCCCGTCCGGGGATGGGGAAGAGCAGCTGCTGCCGCCAGATTGCCCAGCATTGGGCACGTGATGGCAAGGTGCTGCTGTTCAGCCGGGAGATGCCCACCAAGCAGATGGCGCCCCTGTTCGCCCAGACGGAGTGCGGCATCTCCTACCGGGACATCCTGTCTGGTCGCCTGTCAACCTCCTACTTGGAGACATTCAAGGCAGAGTTGGCCAAGGTGAAGGGGCTACAGGTGGCGGTGTATGACCAAGACCGCACCCTGTCGCACATCGTCACCCGGGCCAAGGCTTTTGCCCAGATTGCCAAGCCCAAAGCGATCTGCGTGGACTACCTGCAACGCTACGATGCCCAGCAGGAGCGCGGGGAAACCCGCGATATGGCCCTTGGCCGCTTCACGATGGCGATGAAGGACCTAGCCATTGAGCTGTCCCTGCCTGTCATCCTGCTGGCCCAGCTGGGCCGTAGCGTGGAGCGGGAGAACCGGGAGCCACGCCTGTCCGACCTCCGTGAGTCGGGCAACTTGGAGCAGGATGCCGACCGTGTCATCTTCCTCAATGCCCCCGACCATCGGCCTGACGGCACGATGCAAACGATCACCGACAACGACCTGCGTTTCATCTACGTGGACGCAATTCAGGCCAAGGGCCGCTCGGATGGCACTGGGCGTTGCGGGATGATGTTCGACCGGCCCATCACCAAGTTGCTGCCTTACGCACCTGTATGAGCTACACCCATTCGTTTATGACCGGCAAAGCCACTTCCCCCAATTTCTCCGAAGCCTCGCTCGACCTCATCCTAGGCGACCGCAACGAAGCCTACGGCAACCCCCGGGAGGACTTTGAGGGGATTGCCCTGATGTGGACTGGCCTCATCAACGCCAAGCTGCACAGTGACATCACCGCCGAGGATGTGGCCCGGATGATGGTGGCCCTGAAGCTCCGCCGGGACAGCCACCGCCAGAAGGACGACAACCTCATCGATGCCCACGGCTACCTTCATTGCCTGAGCTGGATTCAGAAGGGCCTTCAGCCCGCTAGGGGAGGGGAGGAGTGAGCCTAGGCTACGATGTCTCGGCCACAATGGCGTCCATCCGTCATCTGCTGGCCAAGCACACCAAGGGCTGGAAGTGGGACGACATCCCCGAAGCTATGCCCCGATCCAAGAAGGATGCCTCCCGCCACCAGATTGAGAAGCCTGAGATGATGTATGAGGTGAGCAAGGCGCTGGACGACGGCGTCCACCTGAATGAGGTGGCCCATCGCTTCGGCATCTCCACCACCACGGCCTCCATCCTGAAGCGCCGTCTTGAACGCTACGAGGGGATGCCCCACGACCGTGACGGCATCCTCCTGTGGTACGCTGGGAGGAAGAATGCCAAAGCCAAAGCCAGAGCTAACAAGGGCTTCTAAAACGTGGACGGAAGCACGCTACTGGTCCTTCTTAAGAAGCGCCTTGAGGCGTGCCTTCGTGCGCTGGCCTCCCAACTACCACGCGAGAAACGCAGGCAGGCGTCCCTACGTCGGTCCACTGAAGCAGCAGAAATGGGAGTACGAATGCGCCATCTGTCACCAGTGGTTCCAGCAGAAGCAAACACAGTTGGACCACGTAAACCCCTGTGGGCAGTTGAGAAGCACCTCCGACCTGCCGGGGTTTGTGGAGAGGTTGTTCTGCGAGACAGACGGGCTAAGGGTGCTGTGCAAGCCGTGCCACAAGGAGGTGACAGATGCAGCTAGATATGTTCACGAAGGAGACGCCTGCTCCGGTGGAGTGGGTGAAGGCTCCGCCACCCCCAAAGCCAAAGCCCGGAAACCTCGCCCACCTAAGCGAGCTCGGGTGGGAGATGTTCAGGCCCAAGCCTTACACGATACGTAAGGAAGGCAGATACAAGTGTTGGATATTCAATGAAAACCAAATCGACCGTTAATTCCGCAGGCGTCTACACGAAGCCTGCTCTACGCAAGCGCATCTTTGAACGGGTGAAGGCCAGCAGCAAGGGTGGGAGGCCGGGGCAGTGGAGCGCCCGCAAGGCACAAATGGTGGCCCGGGAGTACAAAGCCGCTGGAGGAGGGTACAAGTCGTGAGGCCCCAACAACGCAGCCTCCGTGATTGGACCAACCAGAAGTGGCGTACAGCCAGTGGCAAGCCCTCCCTGAAGACGGGGGAACGCTACCTGCCTGACGCCGCGTGGAAGGCCCTGAGCCCTGCGGAGAAGGCCGCGACCAACCGGGCCAAGCGGAAGGCCACCAAGGCCGGCAAGCAGTTCTCTAGGCAGCCTAGGAAAGTGGCCGAGAAGACCGCACGTTACCGTTGAACTCCGTCATCGGCTCCCTGCCGAAGCATCAGTACGTTCTGGTGGACACCTCGTTCACCCACAAGGCGCCAGCGGACAGGTGGGCACCTGCCGTCTGGTTTGGGCTGGTTTCCCTGCCCGGTCGGATGTGGGGCTGCAACGTCCTGTTCGAGAGCGGCGCTTTGTACCGTGGCCTGCCGTTGCACGCTCTGGGCCATAGCAATAACCCGGCCAGAAAGTGGGCCGAATGGCAAGCCCAGCGGTGGGATTGCTACGGCACTGACTGGAGCGCGACCGAGTACACGTACTTGAAGGAGTTGCGGACCAAGGCCCGGTGCGGTGGGGAAACGTTTGAGGGCGAGTATCTCTTCACCGTGGTGCCAGCCAATGACGCCTTCAGCCAAGTACCCGAGCAGGGGAAGGAGTTCACCTTCATCCGATTGGAAAACGGACGCTTCACGGTGCAGCCGACCGATCACCTGCTGTTCGAAGAACGCTCGTTCACCACCAATGCGGGAGACTGGCCCACCGAGTTCAAACGGCAGACCGAGATTTACTCCTGCGAGTAGCCCAGCCCAAACGTATCGCAAATAAAACAGCCCGCTAACTATGAAAACAGACGGCAAGCACGTTAACCACTCGGTGGACATCCCCTGCAAGCTGGGGGAGCCGATCAAGATCATCCCCTTTGGTGACGTCCACCGGGACTCGGAGATGCACGCCCACTCCACTTGGCAGGAGTTTCTGGACTACGCCAAGACCCAGAAGAACGCCTATTTCCTAGGGATGGGCGACTACACAGACGGCGTATCCACCTCAGAACGGGCCATCCTCAATGCTTCCAACCTACATTCCACCACCAAGATCTCTATGGGCGATATGTACAAGGGTGTTGTCCGCACTCTTGCTAACGAGCTTGGCTTTATGCGCGGTAGGTGCATTGGCCTTCTTGGCGGTAATCACTATTTTGACTACAATGACGGCCAGAACACTGATCATCTGCTTGCGGCTGCTCTCGGGACGAGGCACCTCGGGGTTCACTCGTTCATCAACGTAAGACTGCTTTTGGAGGGGCGTAAGAACCCCCGCAGCAGGGGAGGAGTGGGCTGTCAAACGGTGTCTCTCTGGATTCAGGCCCACCACGGGCTGGGGGGCGGGGCGCTGGCCGGGAGCCAGTACAACCCGATCCAGAAGATGGGGTTTATGTTCCCCCGGGCACACATCAACCTGATGGGCCACAGCCACGGCAAGGGGTGCAATGGCGGCTCTGTGGTGCTGGTGCCCCGCGAGACCCGTGAGTTCCCGTTCTTTGAGATTGATGAGCAGCCTAGCTGGCAGGGTCGTACAGGGAGTTTCCTCAAGGTGTACGAGGACGGCAAGTCCTCCTACAACGTGGACGCCTGCCGCAGCCCCAATGCGCTGGGCTGGATTGAGTTTGAGGTGACGCCCAAGCGCATCTCCACGGGCGGAAGCGACCGTCTTACGCTCTCCATCCGTGGCACTAGCTGATTCAGACCCTGTCCCCCTGTTCAGGTTCAACGGGAGGCTACGCAAGGTGTTGCTGGCAGATGGGTGGTATGAAAACCCACAGTTCTTCGACCCACAGCGTAACTGCTTCTCGATCATAGGCCGAAGTATGAATGGCCATATCGAGTGCCAGATTGTCTCCGGGCCTCACTGCGGATTGGAATTTTTGCTGCCCATACAGATCGAATCAGACGGTGCCTTTGAGCAGATTTGCAGCCGCGTTAAGGACCCATCCGCCTCTTCTGATTGAGCTCCAGCATCTGATAGTAAACCTCTGGGGTGATTACACCAGAGAGCCAGAGCTTGTTCCTGAGCTTCTCGGCCACCTGAGCACCACCGGGCTGCTTCACGTAGTTGGCCATAATGCTGTCGATGGCCTTGGCTCGCTCACCATCTGCAACCCCTAAGCCGCCCAAAATACTCACATATGGGTCATTGCCCTTGGCCTCGGCCTTCGTGTATTCCTTCCAAGCATCCTGAAGGCGACGAGCCTTGAAGGGGTCGTTGGAAGCCTGCTCCATTAACGTGGACAGGGCGTTCTTACGCTTGGCTGGGTCGGACATCAACTCCTCGACGATTTCAGTGGAGGAACGCTCTAGCCCACGGGGCATCTCGGAGATGTGGCCAAAGGCGGAGGAGGCGATGATGCGAGCAGGAACGCCAGCATCCTTGAACGCCTTGATGATTTCCCTTTCCCCGAACTTCCCGGTCTTCTGGCCGATGACCTGAAGGTCCATAAACACCTGAGACAGGGCCTTCTGCCCCTCTGCATAGCCAGCCGCACGGGAGCGGTAGATGGACTCCTCGTCGATGTCCTTGTAGGCACCCGTCTCGTTGTTCACCTTGTCCTTGAGGATGCGGCGGTAGCCAGCGAGGTCTCCCAGCATTGGCGTGATGGCATCGCGGATGCGGGCCTCGGCCAGCTTCAGGGGGTCGTAGGTTTGGGCACGATAGCCAAACAGGCGCTTCGTGCTGTCCTCAAAGTTGTACACTGCGCCCAGCTTGGACACCTCTCCGCGTGCAGCCTTCTCAACCCGGGCTAGGGTGCCACTGACAAACTGGGGCATAAACGCACGGGTGACAAAGCGTTCGGCCAGCGCGAGGTTGTCCCGGCGCTCAGTGATGGGCACCTTGGTCCCGTAGTAGGTGTTGCTGATGAACTCCACCGCAGGGGTGGCGAGTGGACCAAGGTCATCGCCAATAAACATCGTCTTGACGTATGGCAGGGGGTTTCTGCCGTTAAGGCCCTCATTGAGGGCGGCCATAGCATTGGCGTAAGGAGCCAGATAGTTGATCGGCCCGTAGTTGATTTTCCCATCCTCGGTGAGGCCGATGATGTTGGCCTTGTTCCGATCAAAGGAGGGCAGCAGGTTGTTGATCCGCTTGGCCGTATCCTCATCTGTGCCCATCGCACGGCTGCCCCACACGGCCAGTCCGGCGGTGGCGGACGCAACACTGGCCATCGAGAGAGCGCGGGCCGCACCGGCCTTAACCATCTCGGGGTTGCCCGAGGTTAACAGCTTGGACGCATAACGCACCTGATTCACGGTGGTGCGCATCACCTCAAACTCAAAGGCACCGAAGGCGTTGGCCACAGTGAGGGCTGAAGCCTGCCGGTAGCGCCTCGGAATCAGCTCGTAGGTGGGGAACTGATCGTTCGTCAGGCGAGCGGCCTGCTTCTTCAGTTCAAGTTCATCCGCAACACTGAACACCTTTCCGGGCTGGAAGCTCTTGAGCTCCTCCAGATTGGACTTGTAGATTCCGTATCTTACAGCCGTATCAGGGAAGCCGTACACCCTTGAGAACTTCTCCAGCAGTTTGGTGCCATTGTTCTCCTTGGCCGACATCTTCAGGAACGTCTCAAGCTCCTGAATGTCAGCGCCGCCGCGCATAATGCCCAGCGACTTCAGTTCGCGCATCTCCCTAGCCATATTGACGCGAGCGGCAGCAGTGAGATTGCCGCCGCGCCATCCTAGGTCAAACATGGTTTGGCGGGCGCCGTCGATGAGGTTGAGCGGGTTGGCCTTGAAGGAAGAGGCGGCGAGGGCAAGGTTACCCACCACCTGTGGGGCAATGGCCTCGGCCAAATTGCCCACGGTTTTCATAGCCTTGGAGAATGTCCCCAAGGCCATCCAGTTGCGGGCCACGGTCCCGTCTCCAATCAGATTGGGGGACAGGATTTCCTTGTATGCATCCGCCCACACCTGTGGAACGTACAGGTCCTTGAGCGACCGATGCAAAACAGGATCGTCGGACGCGACCAAGCGCACATAGCCTCCTGCTGCGGGAGGTGCCTCCAGCCCAATACCGCTGGTCTTGAGAAACTGGGCCATCTGCCTGTCGTGCTCTTCCGTAATGACTAGCCGAGATTGGGCCTTTAAGGTTTGGGTCACTCGCTTGCCCGGGTCCATCACCTCACCCAGCCACTTGCGTCCAGCGGAAGACAGGTCGCCCTTGGACATCAGGGACGAGCTCGCAATTCCAGCTCCAGCACCGGGGATGCTGCCGCTGCCGACGTAGGCCACATCGTCCAGCATTCTGGCCATTATGGCATCGGCCTGCTTCCCAGCGGCGCCGCTGACCTTGAGGAAGTGGGCTACCTGCCTGTCGGGCTCTTGCGCAACGATGTCCGAAATCAACTCATTGCGGTAGATCTCACGGTCAGCAGGAACGTCAAAGTCGGTGTATCGCTTGGCCTTGGGGTCGTGCGCCGCATAGGCTGTGCGAACGTATGAGGTCCGGTTCTTGTCGATTGCGCTCCTAATCTGAGGCGCCAGATGTGGATAGAGGGCTAGGATGGCGTCAGAGTTCTCATCCCGCAGGCGGAAGAACTCGTCCATATACGTCTGCATATCCGCAGGCAGGACTGTCTTGCTTGCTTTGCCGTCCATCACACTAAGCACCGTGGCAGTCATTGCCGTTGGATCACTGGACTTTGAAATCTCCTTGTTGATCCAACTCCCAATCCGTGCCGCCTGATCTTCGGTGGCCTTCAGTTTGTTCTGCATATCCATCACTTGCAGAACCACCTCACGATTGGCCACCTGCTCAGGTCCAGCCACCGTCAAGCGCACCTTGTCCTTGTCCAATCTACCGGCCAAGGAGGGGATGTGGGTGGCGCCATAAGCCCCAACGGCGTACAGGGCAGCCTTCACAAATGGGTCCTTGTCGCCCTTTTCCTGAGCGTCGTTGTAGACGTAGGCTCCAACCCCTAGGCCAGTGGAGATTTGAGCAGCCTGAGCCAAGGCATTGTTGGTGATTAAGCTACCGTTGGTGGCATAGCGCCTTTCCAACCCGCCTAAAGCGCCACCTCCGATGGCACCAATGGCAATGGGTGCCCGGACCTCCTGCCAAGTAGGCAGACGACCCTCGTCGATGGCCTTCTCAACCACCTCGGCTGAAGCTGCCGCAAGGCCACCCTGAGTGGCCCTAGCCAGCATAGGGCGGGCAAAGCCAGTGGCGGCTTTGGCCACCTTGCCAGCCGTTCCACCTGCCAAGCCGTAAACGCCAGACGCCGCCACCTTGCCCATATGGACTTCCTTGGCGCTTCCCTCGCTCACCTCCACTAGTTGCTTGAGGTAGTTGCCAGCCGCACCGCCCGCTGCGGCCCCTACGTAGGCCCCTGCTGGTCCTAGGATTGAGCCCATAAGACCACCTACCACCGCCCCGCCCAACTCAAGGCCAATGCCTCTGGCCAGCTTTGCCGTGGATTCATTCTCCACGCGGGCGGCTAACGACATTCTGTCGGCGCCCAAATCCTGATTGAGCACCAACCGCTCCGCCTCTTCAGGCGTAGGCTGGCGATTGGCCTCCACCTGAAAGATGCCTTTGCTGGTGGAGATGGTGAAAGTTGGCATAGGCCAATCTTACCAGCTTACTTCAGGGGGGACGGCTTGTTCTCCAAGGCAGCAATCTGCTTACGGAGGCTTTCGGCGGCAAACGAGTCCTTGTTGCTCAATGCCCTTAGCTGGCTCTTCAGATTGTCCAGCTTGGTCTTGTTCTCAAACACCATTGCCCCGCCACCCTTTGAGGAGGCACCGCGCCAGTTCTTGCTGTCCATTAGCTCACCAATCCGATTGGCGGCTCCGCGCAGGAAGTTGGCGCCTGCCTCGTTGGCGTCAGCCCGGGCGGTGCCAGTACCACGCACAATGTCCACCAGCGTCGGCCCGCTTTGCGGGGGGACGCCAAGATTGAGTCGTCCAATGTCAGGCATCTGTTGGTCGAAGGCGGGGAGCTGCACGGGCTTGAGCCCTCCAGTGACCTCAAGCTCACCCTTGCCTTGGTTCACGCTCCGACGCAGCATTTGCTCGGCAATATCAAGACCTCCGGTGGTCCCGGTTTCTGCCGCCCAGTTGGTTGCTGCAATGCGTTGCGCTGCCAGATCCCCCGTGGCCACAGCAGCAAGGTAGTCCTTGCGGTATTGCTCTGCCTTGGTGCCACGGTCCACTCTGTTATCAGGCGCCGGAATAACCGAGCTTAGCTTAATTCCGCCCGGTCCAACCTGAACCACAATGCTAGCCCCGGTGTTGGGGTCTTTTTCAATACGGTAGCCCTTCTCATCCCCAGACATCACCCTCTTAACAAACTCGGCGTCTCTAGCCTTTTCCTCAAGCGCAGTCGTGCGGTCAAAGAGTTGGTTTTGGAAATTAATCCTAGATTGGTTGATCTGCTCAATCGTGAGGTCAACCCCTAGGACGTCCTTGTAGTCCCTAGGCTGCATTCCAGCGGCAATGGCCGCATTCAGAAGCTGCTCCGGGGTGGCGTTTTCGCCCAAGGCAGAGCGATTGCGACTGAACGCGATGAATGCTGCATTGCGCCGCTTCTCCTCATCCAGTTCAAAGCGTTGCCGCTCAGTGGCAGCCTTGGCCTGATCGGCGTAGAGCTTCTTCATCTCGCCCTCCTGACGCAGGCGATTCTGCTCGTCGTAAGTGACGAGCAGGGCGTTCAGTTTTGAGTTGTCGGCGAGGTTGAGTCCGCCCTGCCTTTGCTGCTTCTCCCTGAGGTTGATGAAGTCAGGGTCGGCGTTCAGCACCGGGTCCTTCTCCATCGCCCTGAGCATCCCAGCGTTCTTGCCCTCAAGGATGGAGTTCTTCTCCCGGTTCTGGATGTACGACTTGAAGCCCTCGCTGATGCCCTCACCAATCCTAGCCCCCATATTGGCCATACCCTGAGCCCGAATCTGGGCGGCCTGAGCTGTGCCCTGAGCCAGCGCCTGAGCACCCTGTGCAATGGGGGAGAAGTCCTGCCGCAGCAGGGCGGGGTTTACCTGTGAGCCGTAGGTGAACATAAGCCTATTCTACCCCTTCAAATAGCTAGCCTCCAGCTTTGGAGCCCAACGGAGCTGGCCGGAGACGTTGCTGACGGTGAGGCCCCACTTGGGGCAATGGACGTTATTGCCCGAGGTCTTGGACATACAGGCGTAGCAGCACCCGATGTAGTCCGGGTTGTACGTCTTGTCGTCCTTCTCCACCCACTCCCCGTCCCGCTTCTCGTAGCGTTCGTGGTGGATGGGGATGTTGTTCTCCTCAATGTAACGCCAGACATCTGCGTGAGTGAAATGCCTGATCGGAAACGCCGCAGACGGGGACCCGATGTTCATTGCCACGTCCGCGAACAAGGGCACGTCCCCCATAATAGGGTCACTATCCACCGACTTGTGGCCGTGGAACACCAGATCGAATGGGTAGTTGATGGCGCCGGTAGGCTTCCCGTAAATGTCCGTTAGTGCACAGAGGGTGTCTGGCCCCTTGTCCTCGTGCTTCAGCCCTGTGGGTAGGTGGACGGTCTTGTTTCCAGTTTGGTAGTAATTGACCACCTCCATATCAGGTCCCACCTCAGCTGCCGCCGTCCCCGCAGGGGGGTAGTCAATGACGTGGAGGTCCCACTCCTTCATCAGCCGGTTGGCGTAGTCATACTTGTGATGCTGGAATGGCTCCCGGTGGAAGATCACCTTAAGCCGTTTGAAGGTGTTCACCAAGTGAAGCACCACCACACTGTCCTTGCCGAAACTACACATCACCGCCGGGTTCCTTGAGTTCTCAAGGGCGGCCTTGACGGTGAGTTTGGCTAGTTGGAGTTTCTGCTCATAGGTCATAATGCGGCGAGTCCGGCATAGGTACCGTATGCCGACGCACCCGCTCCGATCAAGCTTCCGAACATCGAGCTCTTGCCCGCCGACCTGGCCGCAGCCGCCTGAGCCGCAGCCGCCTCAGCCGACCTGTTGGCCGAGTAGATGTTGGCGTTGTAGTTGCTGAGGTTGGCCGCGTCGGTGGCCGCCAGATTGATGCCCGCATTCGGGTCAAACGTCCGATTGGGCGTCACATTGGACCCCAGCGTGAAGTAGTTCATCGCCGCATTCACACCCGGAGCGGGGGTGTTGTAGCCCGTGGCATTCAGCCCGGCATTGCTGACGTTGCCGTAAGTATTCACCTGATTGAGGTTGTACGCACGATCCGATTCACGCAGGCCCTGAGTAGCCTGACCAAGCAGGCCCAGATTGCGGAGGTAGTCCTGCTGGGCGGTGTAGTTGAACCCACGATTGGCCTCAGCCATCCGGTTGGCGTTCTCCGCATTGAACATCCCGGCCTGCATCCCAGTTTGGATGTTAAACCGGCCCACATCCTGAGCGTTCTGGATGTTGAACTGGTCGGCCTGCATAGACGCCTGCTGGTTGGCCAGCGCCGCCCGCAGGAACGCATCCTGATTGGCCAGATTGGCCTGAAGGTTGGTCTGCTGGTTGGCGAGGTCTCCCCGCAGCATCGCATCCACGTTGAACTGGCCAGCCTGAAGCTGGTTGCCCACGTTCGACTGCTGGCGCTGGATGTCCGTCCGCAGGACATCCGTGGCCAGCTGCTGGCCCATCTGCTGGGCACCAAGGAGCTGCTGGTTGATCTGCTGGGCGGCAGCGAGGTCCTGCATCTGGCGCTCGCGGGACACGCCTGCCCGGGCCAGAGCCTCCCCGGCAATGGCGGCATTGTCCGCCAGACGACCGGAGCCAGCAAAGCGTTCACGCGCACCTTGAGTGGCGGCACGCAGCTCTTGCTCGGTGAGGGAGCCCGGGGCCTGAGCCATCTGGAGGGCCTGCTGCTGGAGGGCAGCGGACACGGGGCTCATCTCCTGCCCGCGCAGGGCCTGCTGGTAGAGCGACTGGCCAAGGGCACCAGCCCCCACCTCGCCTGCCTGCACCTGCCCAGCCCGAACACGCTCCGCCGCCACCCGCTCGGCCTGCACCTGCTGCGGGGTGAGGGTGCCTCCCGACTGGAGGCGCTCTGCCGCAATGCGCTCAGGGCTCAGGTTGATGGCACTGGGAGCTCCACCCAGAAGCTGGCGGGAAAGGGCGTCGTAAGCCTGATTGGTGGACACGCCGCCAAGGGCGTCCGACCGATCCATAGCCGACTTCAGGTAGGGGTTGCCCTGAATGTAGGCCGCAATGGAGGCGCCGCCAAACTGACCAAAGCGGTCCACCTCAAACTGGGACTGCGTGCGGGTTTCGTCCCGGGCCACGTTTCCAGCCGTGTTGGTCAGATTGCCAATCAGGTCGGTGAAGGCACCCAGATTGCGGTTGCGAGCCGCAATGTCCATATCCTGAAACCGGGTGCCGTATTCCTGCTCCAGTTTGAACAGCTGGTCCATCAACGCCGGGTTGAAGGCGCTGAGGTAGTTGGCCATCGCCGCACCCGGGTCCACCGTGTACGCACCCGGAGCGCCGCCCTGTCCGGGAAGCTGCACCACCCCGCCCGTGGGGTTGTACGTGGGCCGGGGGTTGTTTACGCCAATCAGGGAGGGATCGAACTCGGCCATAAATTAAGCGAATTTGGTCTGGCTGGCCAGAACGGTGAAGGTGTTGGCGGCGGTCTTGATTACCACGAAGGTGTAGACGTCGATGGAGGAGACATTGCCCGCAGTGGGGGCAGTGCCACCAGCCCACTTGGGCGTCACCGAGTTGCCATCGATTTGCATCGCACTCTGGTAGTAGGCCGTGCTGCCCTGCGTGGCCATCACCACAAATGTGAAGGAGTCACCCGTGGCCAGCACGCTGTTGAGGCTGGTGGACGCATCCCCCCGCAGGTTGAGGGTCCAATTCCCCGTGGCGTTGGCCGTGACGTACACCACCGCCCCATCAAGGGCGTTGTAGTTGACGGGGCCAGACAGCCCTGTAGCCGAAATTGCGGCCTTCTCCACCATTTCGTATACCGTGGTAGTCCCCGTGGCAGAAAGGGCCGTAAACGCGCCGGAAGAGGGGGTTGTGGCCCCAATGGGCGTGGACTGGATGGACGTAGCCGTCAGAGCCCCGCCAGACGTCCAAGAAGGGCCACCCGTGGACAGCTTGGCTGGGGTGATTCCCCCATCCTTGACGATGACGGCCCCGCCAGACAGCTGCGTCGTGGCATTGTCCACCGCATCCGCCGCAAAGGTGGCATTGTTGACAGCATTGTTCAGCGTCGTGGCCGTGACGCTGTCACCCGTGGCGAACGTGTTGCCTGTGGCTAGGATGGGCATATTAGGTCTTGGAGGTGGCCGTGGGGTCTGTGGTGGAAGCCTGCACCTTTACGGCTCGCAGCTTGGGACGGCCATTGCTGGGGGCAATCGACAGCTGGGCGCCATATCCGCGCTTGTTCCCAATTCTACCACGCACAGAGGCGTCTTCCGCCACGCCCAGATTGCCCCCAAGTAGGTCGGAGACGGAGCCCAAAGCCGTCGTGGAATCCGGGTTTTCCACCTCAATGCTCACCGAGGCATTGGACGACTCCGAAGAGGAGCTCTCAAGGTGCACCTCATAGCTGGAGTATTTCTTCCGCTCCATTGTCCCGTAGGTGTATTGGCGGGTGGTGACCAAGGAGTAGATGGGGTAGGAGGCCGCGGGCACCCCAGCAAACACCGACAGGCGGTCGTTGCTGTCCTCACGGGCATCCACCTTGTGGATGGACCCGGACGGGCTGATGGTGAACAGGGACGCCAGCCCGTTGTTCTCCCCCACAATCAGGTTGTCGATGGCCCAACCCTGCTGACCTACGTAGTCTACGCTCTCCCACCCCTGATTGAGGAAGTTGTAGATGAGCAGGTGGGTGTTCACCGTGGCCGCATCCAGCGGCACGGCAATGTAGTAGCGGTTGTTGAAATAAACCGCTACGGCGTTTCCAGCGTAGTCCTTGTTAATCCGGGCAATGGTGGCAGAAATAGGCTCCGACAACGGCACGCCAGCCCCTCTCAAGTTGTAGAGGTCGCCAAAAGCGGCTGCGTACACGCCGTTGTCGGAGAGGAACATCACCTGATTGCCCACTTGAAGGATGGTGCGACGAGCCACACATCCAATCTCGGAGGTGATTGCCGTCACAGTGGTGTCGGCAAGCGACCCGCTGATGCCCCGCACCAAGTGGATGGAATTGCGGTTGAAGACCAGGAGCTTGTCTTCCGCAAACGCCTGGAAGCCAACCACATAGTCCGCAATGCCTGCCGTGATTCGGTATTGGTTCTCCAGCCGGTCGTAGGTGTCGCTGTCTAGGATGTCGGAGGCGATGATTTCGTCCCGGCGGTTGCGTTCGGTGTAGCTGCCAGAGGCAGGCTCATACCAATAAGGCAGCCACAGCCGACGTTGATGATAGTAGCCCCAGCCCGGGGCGGGCATATGGATGAAGCCCTTGCCGCTGCTGATGCGCTTGCTGATGACAAAGCTGTCAGAAGCCACATCCGGCACCTGCGCCAGAAACTCGAAGGAATCGACGGTGGGGACTTCGCTGACGGTGTAGGCGTAGTCGCCCCCCTGCATCTCGGACGTTCCATTGTCGATGACGTACACCTTGTCCCCCACCGCCAGCCCGTGGCCCGTGGCGGAAATGGCCACCACCCCGTCCGTGATGCTGCCGTTGGATGCCGAATCGAAATAAACGGGCTGCGTGTACAGGCCACTGGCCACCGCCGTGAAGGCAGGGGAGCCAGACAGGTCGCCGTCCCACTCCAAGGCCGCAGCCCCCTCCCGGAAGATCAGCACCTTGTCGAAGCATTGGAGCAGCTCCACCGTGCTGGAGATGGTGATGCCAGCAGGGTAGGCGATGGTGGTAGAGGAGCCGCCAGACACTGGCGTGGCAATGGCCTCCTTGTTGGTCGCCCGGATGATGTAGTTGGCGTTGTTGCTCGACGGGTCGGAGAACAGGCAGGAGCCGTAGACGCCCGTGGTGGCAGTGGCCGAAAGCTCGGGGGCCGTTGCCGTGGCGCTGCTCAGGGAGTAGGTTTCGCTGCCCGTCGCCCCCGTGATGGTGAAGGTGAAGGTGGAGGAGCCCGTCACCGTGATGAGGCGGTTGCCCGTGGGGTCCACAGTGCCGCTCACGCCATTGACGCTCACCAGCGTGCCGCTGCTGAAGCCGTGGGCTGAGGAGGTGGTGATGGTGACGGTGGCCGAGGAGCGGGTGGCCGAGCTGATGTTGACGCTGGCGTACAGTTTCCAGACGGGCGGGTCTACAAGCCGGATGGACTCCGTGTTGGCCGTCAACGTAGGACCGAAACTGTCCAGCCCCTTCCTCACCTGCCAAGCCGCCTCAAGGTCCATCCGCCCGTTGATGCTCTCCGCCAGCTCCCCTTGGGTCAGTTGGTCGGGGCGCTTCCGGTTGTTGAAGCTGGTGAAGCCCACATCCCCGTCATCAAGCACCATCGTGTCGAGGGTGCCGTATTTGGAATACCTAGGCATTATTGATAGAGGTAGCGGACGATGACGATGCCAGATGCGCCAGCCGTATTAGATGCGCCCGCTCCGCCGCCTTGACCTGTATTGGCTACGGCATCAACGCCATTGATGTAACCGTTGCCTCCAGAGGCGTAAATAGCCGTTGAGAGCGGTGAACCGGAAATACCAATGCCGCCAGTTTGTCCACTGGCCGCTCCTCCCGCTCCGCCGCCTCCTCCGCCCACGCTTGAAGCTCCACCCGAATTTCCATACCCACCCGAAGAAGAACTCGGTTGAAGGCCAGCCCCTCCAGCTCCGGGTCCAACCCCGGGCTGAAATTCGCCGCCACCTCCGCTACCTCCGCTCTTCCCGACATAGGTGAAGGAATCGCCTCCAGAGCCACCACCAAGGGCAGTGCGTCCAAATCCGGTGGTGTCTTGGCCAGTTGGGTTGGTTCCGAAGTTGCCTGCTCCATCTCCAATTACGATTGAGTAACTTCCAGTGGAAATCACTTCTCCTGTCCTGATTACCACCCCACCACCACCACCACCGCTTTGCATGCCAGCCGCACCGCCTCCCGCAACAAGCAGGTAGTCAATGGTGCGACTAGATGGTGCGCTGCTTACCGAGAACGTATCACTAGCCGTAAAGGTGTGGTAGCGGTAGTTCCCGGAGTCGGTGACGGTGCCGCCTGACGCCATAATGAAGGCGGCAACAGACTGCTGGCCAAACAGCCCGAAGGCTCTGGCCCCGGCTGCGCCTGTGGTGGATAGGAGCGGCATACCCCCATCCTACCACGCCTAGCTCTTCAAGAGCAGCTCTTGCGCTTGGACGAGTAGTCGCCCTTGCGCGTCGCCCCATCCATCTTGCCGCCCTTTTTGGCGTACATATCCTTGCCCTTCTTCATCTTGTACCGTTCACCTGATTTGCTCATAGGAATTGGTTTGACTGAAATTGGATTTCCCCTCCACCTCCCCGCTAGGGGAGGCGGCTAACAGGACCACAGAGTGCGTCTAGCCCAGTAGTTGGCAGAGAGCTTGGTGCCCGTCCCTTTGATGCCCCCAGACCTAGCGCAATAGGACGCCCTACGGGCCTTGCTCCGATGCTGGGTGTAGTCCTGCATACTGCTGTCCCCGAAGTGGATGATGCGCTCCTGCCCTCCCTCACACGCCTTCACCACCTTCTTCTTGCCCGCCCTCCAGCTCTTCATTGGCCGGTTGCAGGGCATATCCGCCTTGGAACGCTTGTTCATTTTCTAGAACGGTAGCGTATCACGATGGAGTAGACGCCCGCAGCGATGGCGAGGATGGAGGCTACGATGCGGAGCACCCAATCCAGTTGCT